TAAGATAGACAAGGCTATGAAAGCTTATGTGGACATGGCTGATGAAGAACTTGAGGATGTAGTTAATAAGCCTAAGCATTATAATACAGGCAACATTGAGTGTATTGAAGCTATAGAAGAGTCTATGTCCTCAGTAGCATTCAAAGGATATCTCAAAGGCAACTGTATGAAGTACCTTTGGCGTTATGATTACAAAGGAAGACAGGTAGAGGACTTAAACAAAGCCAAGTGGTACTTAAACAAGCTAACAATTATAGTTTCTAAGGAGAACAGTTAATGGATCAATATCAGCAGTTTATACACAAGTCTCGTTATGCACGTTGGCTTCCAGAACATAACCGTAGAGAGACATGGGAAGAAACAGTGTACCGCTACATACAGTTTTGGAGAGACCGTGAGCAAATTACAGTTAAGGAAGGACAGAAGCTATATGACGCTATTCACAGCCAAGCGGTAATGCCTAGTATGCGTTGTATGATGACAGCAGGGGTAGCTTTAGAGAAGGACAATGTAGCAGGGTTTAACTGTAGCTACTTACACATAGACTCACCTCGTAGCTTTGATGAGTTAATGTATGTTCTTATGTGTGGTACAGGTGTAGGCTTTAGTGTTGAACGTAACTTTATTAATAAGCTACCTGAGATTGCTGAAAGCTTTCACAAGACCGACAGTCTCATTGTAGTGTCCGACAGCAAGATAGGATGGGCTTCCGCATTCCGTGAGTTAATTGCTATGCTGTACGCAGGGAAAATACCTCAGTGGGATGTAAGCAGAGTTAGAGGGTCAGGGGAAAGACTTAAGACCTTTGGTGGTAGAGCAAGTGGCCCTGAGCCTTTGGTAGATTTGTTTAACTTCTGTATTGAAGTCTTCCAGAAAGCTAAAGGCCGTAAGCTGACATCCATTGAGTGCCATGATATTGTATGTAAGATTGCAGACATTGTGGTTGTAGGCGGTGTTAGACGTTCAGCATTGATTAGCTTATCTAACCTATCTGATCAACGGATGGCTAAAGCTAAATCAGGGGATTGGTGGAGGAATGAAGGACAACGTGCTTTAGCTAACAACAGTGTAGCATACACAGAGAAACCTGACTTTCAATCGTTCCTGTCAGAAATGCAGACGATGTACGAGTCTAAGGCAGGTGAGCGTGGTATCTTTAGTAGGGTGGCGGCACAGAAGATAGCCGCTAGGAATGGCCGTAGAGACCCTGAGCAGGACTTTGGTACTAACCCTTGCTCTGAGATTATACTACGCAGTAATCAGTTCTGTAACTTGTCTGAGGTTGTTGTACGTTCAGACGATACCCTAAAGACTCTGAAAGCTAAAGTAGAAACAGCGGCTATTATTGGTACGCTACAGGCAACCTTGACTGACTTCAGATACCTACGCAATGTTTGGAAACGTAATACAGAGGAAGAAGCGTTGTTAGGTCTTAGTATGACAGGGATTATGGATCATCCTGTTATAGGTAAAACGTCAGACAAAACCGCAGAGTGGTTGGAGGAGTTAAAGAATGTGGCTGTTAAGACAAATAAGAAATGGGCTGAGAAACTTGGGATTAATCAGTCTGTGGCTATTACATGTGTTAAGCCAAGCGGTACTGTATCTCAGCTTGTTGACAGTGCCTCTGGTATTCATCCTCGTTTCTCTAAGCACTATATTAGAAGAGTACGTTCGGACAAGAAAGACCCACTTGCGGTCTTTATGGAACAAGCAGGATTCCCAGTAGAACAAGATGTTATGTCACCTAGTTCCTCTGTGTTTAGTTTCCCTGTTAAAGCGCCTAAGTCCAGTACAACAGTGTCTGAAGTAGGTGCACTGGAACAGTTAAAACTTTGGAAGACATATCAGAACCACTGGTGTGAACATAAGCCAAGTATCACTGTTTATTATACAGACGATGAGTTCTTGGAAGTAGCGCAGTGGATTTGGAATAACTTTGACTTGTGCAGTGGAATCAGTTTGTTGCCAGTAAGTGATCATGTGTATCAGCAAGCTCCTTATGAAGACATCAGCGAGGAGAAGTATCAGGAGTTAGTACAGCAGATGCCTGTGGGTGTTGATTGGAATGACCTTGAACATTTTGAACAAGAGGATAATACTACAGGTTCTCAAGAGTTAGCATGTGTAGGTGGATCATGTGAGATAATGTAGCGTATTGTTTCTTATAATTTACAATGTATACTGTAGTATACAAAAGCCCCCTAGGAAAACCTAAGGGGCTTTTTTGTTACTCATCTTCCGACAAAACTTTAGCACCTGCGCCACCTGTGAGCAACCCTGCCCCACCTAGTTTAGCCGCTCTTTGGGCTACTTTCTTTTGATCTTCTTTTGTCACTCTAATGTCAGCCTCATTTATACTTCTTTTAACAAACTGTCTTCCTGTTTCCGAAGGTCTTTTGTTTACGCTCAACATGCCTTCAACATTTTTGTTTGCTTTTTGAATGTTAGCTTTGTTTCCTTTGTATTTTGTAGAATCAGCAAGTCCTGCTTTTTTACCATAAGTTCCTTTTACATAATCAACAGACACTAAAGGTTGAGCAGTAATAATGTTTTCACCGCCTATGGGATTCATACCGCCTATATCATGCTTGTCTGAAATTCCTACGTAAGCTCTTTGTTTTACAGGATCAACAGAAATAAACGTATTGGCCCCACCAAGCTCTTTTTGAGAAGACCTGTACGCTTGTTGTGTTGTTAGAAAATTACCCTCAGGGACTTTTTTAATTTTAGAAATAGTGTCGTTGCTAAGGACGTTCCCTGCATCATCTTTTACTGAAGCTACTCTCATACCTGTTGATTTATTTACAGGTATTTTATTAAAAGCGGCAAGAGCTTTCTTTTCACTTGCTCCTAAAGTTTTACCTATAGCTTCCTTGTGCCTAGCACGAAGCAAGACACCAATAGCTTGTGTAGGCGCTTGAAAGTCTTTTTTAAAGTATTTCCTAAAAGTTGCAACGTCTATTGCTCCTGAAACTTGTAAAAACTCTACTGTTTGTTTAGGACTCATAGAATCAACTTTTAAAGCTCTTAAGTATTCTTTTCTAGCTTCACCTTGTAAGCTTTTGATAGCGTTAGCGGCTACTGTAGACTGTCCTGCGGCTTCTTGACTTCCAACCCTAGCAGGGTTTTTAATACTTACTGTTCCTTTGCTTTTTACTTGGGCTTGTATATGTCTAGCAAAGCGTTTTGCTACTTTATCAGGAACAGGGTTGGGTGTATTGGCTCTAACAAACTTATTGCCTACTGCACTTGCTATATCGCTTGTGTTTGAAGCGTCTATACCTTCAGCTAAGTACGTTTTTTTAGACATGGGAGCAAGTAAAGAAGTATCTTTACCCAATTGTCTACCCATTAATTCGGCTGTTTCAGAGGCTCCTTCAGCACTTTGAGCAATTTCTTTTGCTTTCTGACGAGGAAAACCCGTTACTCTTTCAAAAGCAACATCTTGAGGGTTTAACTTGCTTTTAATAGTGTTAAACATAGAAGTAGCCGCCTCTCCTCCTACAGATAAGGGAGTCAACCCTTGAGTATAATAAGGAAGACCCGCGCCTTTTGTTTGACCACTAGCTGTTGGTATTTTTTTGTCAGTGGCAATGCCCATAGCTTTTTGAACTCTGGGCATTTTATCAAGAGCGTCTCCAATAACACCCCCTCTAACATTTGTAGGCATATTAAAAGCTGTGTCATTTATTAAATTTTTACCGCTTGTTAACATGCCGCCTGACGCTTTATCAACACCTTTTGCTAAACTTTTTGCCCCACGAACCATCGGCCCTGCTAAAGGAATAGCGCCTAATCCGCCTAAAGCCGCCATCCCATAATTACCTTGTTTAAAATCTTCCACGCCTTCTTTAGCAGACTTAACCTCACCAACTATAGGTGTAAAATCAGCAAACAAACTAGCAGATGTTTTCCCTATGTTTGCTTTTTCTTCCTGTGTAGTTCCCGCCAACGCTTGTGCCGCAGGTCCAGTAGGCGTTAAAAACCCTTGTTTTAAAGAGGTCCAAACTCCTTGGTCTTCTAAAGCATCGCTCATTCTTCCGTCTCCATATCGTCATCTACTCCCTCAGGAGCAGTAGGCAGTTTCATAAGCTCAACAATAAGCACACGGTCTGTTTGAAGAGCATGTCTCATTTCTTTGTTTAAACCTGATTTTGAAAGAACATTGTCTGTAAAACGTAACGTAGCGGACAAAGACTTACGCAAGCTAGGACTTATCGACCCCCTGTATAAAGCATAACCAAGACCACCTGCCGCGGCAACTCCTGTCAAAGCAGGTAAAGC